CAGCAAGTGCGCGACGAGGCGCACCGCTTTGCCATCAGCGGACACCGGGCGCGGCGCGGCAAGGCGCGCACCGCCTCATCGCTGGAAGAGATCGAAGGCATAGGCGAAAAACGCCGGCGCAATCTGTTAACCCACTTTGGCGGTCTGAAAGGTGTGCGGCAGGCGAACGTCGGGGAACTGGGGCGAGTGGAGGGCATTAGCCCGGAACTGGCCAAAAAAATATACAACCATCTGCATTGACATGCCAACCAACATTCCCAACCTGCTGACCTGGTTTCGCATCCTCCTGATCCCGGTGTTTATCGCCGTGTTCTACGTGTCGGACGAAACGTTGACTTTGCACCACAAGCATTTGCTTGGCACATTCGTCTTCTGGCTGGCCGCGATCACCGACTGGCTGGACGGTTATCTGGCGCGCGTGCTGAATCAGAGTTCGGCCTTCGGCGCTTTCCTCGACCCGGTCGCGGACAAACTGATGGTGGTCGCCGCGCTGGTCATCCTGCTCAAACTGGGCCATGTGGATGCGATCATCGCCTTCATCATCATCGGGCGCGAGCTGACCATTTCCGCTTTGCGCGAATGGATGGCTCAACTTGGCAAAAGCAAAAGCGTTGCCGTCTCCCTGTTGGGCAAGCTGAAGACCGTATTCCAGATGCTGGCGATCCTGTTCCTGCTGTATCAGGAATCCCTGTTCGGCATTCCGACCCGCATGTTGGGTACCGTCCTGATCTATCTTGCCGCCATCCTTACCCTGTGGTCGATGGTGTATTACCTGATGCTGGCGATGCCGCAACTCACCGCCAAGTCGCGTGATCAAAATTGATTTTCTGGGCTTGCCCTGTATAATGCCGCGCTCTCGGGGTGTAGCGTAGCCTGGTAGCGCGCCTGGTTTGGGACCAGGATGTCGGGAGTTCGAATCTCTCCACCCCGACCAGATTCAGAAGTACGAAGTACTGTTGGATGCCGAAAGAATTGTGCCCGTAGCTCAACCGGATAGAGCACCAGCCTTCTAAGCTGGGGGTTACAGGTTCGATTCCTGTCGGGCACGCCAATTGTTTTGCCGTTTCAACGGTGGCTGTAGCTCAGTTGGTAGAGTCCTGGATTGTGATTCCAGTTGTCGTGGGTTCGAGCCCCATCAGCCACCCCAGTTTCCCGCCGTCTTGGCGATAGTCCTCGCTAACTTCCTCGGCGCTGTGCCTAGAATTGCACCCACGGGCCTGCGCGGCGCTGGTGATGTTCTCGGCGTAGTTGGCCACGTAGCCGGGTGCGAGGTGGGCGTATTTCATCACCATGTCCAGGCTGGCCCAGCCGCCCAGTTCCTTCAGTACCGTCAGCGGCGTCCCGCTCATTACGTGCCAGCTTGCCCAGGTGTGGCGTAGGCCGTGGAAGGTAAATGCCGGATCGATGCCGGCGGCTGTAGCGGCGGTGTACCACGCCTTGGTGGTGGTGCGCTCGATCTTCTTCCCTCGGAACGTAAAAACATAGCGGGCATCGGCGATGGTGATCTTCTTGAGTTTCTTTTTTTGCTCGGATCGTTCCTTTAGCACCGCGATCGCGTCTGTGTTGAGCGGGACGGGTATCGCTTTGCCTGCCTTGGCCTCGTCTGGCCAGATCCATGCGATCTTGCGCTCGATGTCGATGTTCTCCCACATCAGGCCGGTGACGTTGGCGCGGCGCAGGCCGGTGCACAGCGCGAGTCTGGTCATGGCGGACAGGTGATCAGGCAGGGCGGCGGTGAAGCGGTCGGCCTGTGCGCGGGTGATCCACAGGAAGCGGTCGTTGTTCTCCGGCAGGTAGGGTATCTTCGGCACGCCAGCCAGCAGCCCCTTGGCGTGCGCGTAGTTGAGCACGGCGGAGACGATGGCGAGGAAGCGGTTGGCGGTGGAGGCGGCGCGCGTCTGCATCAATTCCTTGCGGATGGCGAGCAGTGCGTCGGTGGTGATGTGGGTGATCGGCTTGTCGGCCAGTCTCTCGTTGAGCCATATCAAGCGGACGCGGTCGGTCTCGTAGCTGGCCTTGTGGATGGCGTGTTCTTCGACCCACTGCAGGGCGGCTTCTTCCCAGCTGGCTATGCGGACGTCGCCAAGTTTTTGTTCTCGCCAAATTTCAGCACGACGGCGGTCGTGGTATTCCTGCGCGGCTTGGTGGTCGGCTGTGCCAGTAGTTTCTCTAATCTCTGTTTTGCGGATCGTCCATTTGCACCAATAGATCCTGCCACGCTTGTAGAGCGACATTCTGCTTCTCCCCGAGTCTTATCACGGTATTGTGCGCGTAGCCATTCGGCCAGGTCAACGTCAAGGAAGACCCAACATTTACCCGGCTTGGCCCCCGGCACCTCTCCGGCGCGCGCCTTCGCCTCCAGCGTGTGCGGGTGCAGGCGCAGGAATTGGGCGGCTTCGTTGAGGTCTAGGGTGCGCATGGTTATGCTTTACGCCTCAGGATGATCTTCACAAGCTTCGGGTGCGACCACATGGCGGCGATGATGCCGACGGGGCCGCCGTTGAGGGTGGCGAAGATCTCGGACCAGCTCATGTGCGGCACGGTGTGCCAGATGAACAGGTTGAGCGCGCCGATGGCGTAGCTGGTGATGATGGCGAGCACGTAGTGATTGCCCTGCACGTTGAGCTGCTGCAGGCCGAGGGCGAACACGACGAGGGCGCTGGAGCAGAAGAGAGTGAGTTCGGTCATTACTTGCACTTGTGGATCGTCTTGCCGGGCAGGCGGGTGATGCCTGGCCTATCCTCTGTTGCCCCCGGAATAAATCCGCTGCCTTCGATGCCCGCGCCGCGCATGGCATCCACCTCTACCTTGGCGCTGTTGATGATGACTTGTCCGATGTCGCTCACTGCCTTGGCATTTTCGATGTTGATGGTTCCGTCTTTTAGCTTGCGCATGGTTTCAAAAAGAATGGCTCGCAAGTCGACAATGTTGTTGCTTTCGTTACTCATGGGATTGCTCCTTTTTGTTGATCTGTCTGGTGAGCGCGCCGCGTAGCTGGATGACCTGGGCGATCTCTTTTGGGTAGTTGTGGTAGGTGTTGCGCCGCATGTTTTCTGATCGGGTGATGCATTCGATCTTGTCGAGAGTGATCTCTTCGAGTTTGTTGGTGCGCATGCCTGGCTTGAAGGCGACGATGTGCCCATCTGGAACAGGGCCGTTGGCATCGATCCACATTTGCCGGTGGACGGCGACCCAGCGCAGTGCGGGCATGATGTTAGGGTCGTCGTTCATCTTGCGTTGCAGGGTGCCGTCGTCGTTGATGCGTAGAGTTCCGATGGGGACGTAGTTGTGCTGGGCCGCGCCGCGCATCTCGCCTTTTTTGAATCGCGTGTCGGCAGATCGTCCGCCAGCGACATAGTGCTTGCCCTTGTTCCATGTCTGGTGCCCTTTCTGGAAGCGCGAGCCGACACCTTGGCGGCCGTTCGTTCGTCCAGATGCTGGTGATGCCAGGAATTCTTTAGTCTTTTTCAGGCCGAGCCATGAGGCTTTGGCATAGACCTTGGCGAGCGGAATGCCGATGTCGCGCGCGATGTCGGCTGTGCGCTCGTGCGGGTAGCGATTGCGCAGGGCACGGTCTTGCTCTTCTGTCCACTTGATGCGCGGGGCATGGATGTGACGGCTTTTTGTCATGCTGCTTTCCTTTCTTCTGTTCTTACCTGAGCGAGTTCGGTCATGGCATCAGCCTTTCGCTACCCACAACCTTGTGCGCGTTTTTGTTTTTATCTCAACGACCCGGTTTTTTTCCAGCAGGGAAATAAGCTGGCTGTACACGGTGTTGTATGGCGTGCTGGCGATCTCTGCCGGGTCGTGCGCGCTGATCGGTTCTTTGAGGTGCGGTAATAATTTCATCGCGCTGTTTATTTTTTTCGGGCGCGGAGCATTCTGGTTATTAGACTTATACCTGGGTGGTATCCAGATCCAGTCACTCAATGGCGTCACTTTCTGGTTGAGCATTTCGGCGAGTGTCATAGCGTTCGCGCCGCTTTTTCGCGCGCCTCTTTGGTGGAGCATCCAAGCGACCGGTAGAATGCGCACAAGTCGCGCTCGCGGCGTTTTTGTCCGATCCAGCGACACAACCGAAGAATCCATCCCGGATTGCGGCGGCGCGGGACAAGTAGTTTTTTGTTCATGCTTTATCTCCTAGTCAACAATTTTTCGCCAGCACGTCCAGCGCTTTCCGTACCCATGATCCAACCCCCATTCCAACAAAAATATTTGTTGTTGCGGATTAAGCCATTCAGGTCGCCATCGCTTCGGCCATACCCCGTCTTTTTTTGCTAGTTCCGAAAATTCGTAGAACGTTTCTTTGCGAAACTGCGCGATGCCCATTGATAAGCCGTCGTCACCCACGGCGTCGTGCCGCCAACCTGATTCGCAGGCGATCACTCGCAGCATGGTGCGGGCATCTGCGGCCCACCCGGAGAGCGGGGCGATGATTGCCGCCATTAAAATAACGGCCCGCACTTCACGCCATCCCTTTTGGTTTACAGATGACCGCGAGCGGCGCGCTGGCATCTGGCAGCATTCGGATGCCGATCAGCGTGGCCTGCATGGCGCTGGCGGCGATGACGTTGCGCACGGTGCGTGTGCGGCCGTGGATGAGGGTGATCAAATAGTGGTTCATGCCGCCTCCATTCGATTGTGAACTTGCTGCATCCGAGAGTCGGTCACCATGTTGTGGTTTCGATTCGCCAAAACTTGCAGGCAAAGCGATTTATAAATAAGCGGGTTGGTGAGCGCGGTGGTGAGTGTTACACCCACATAACGCAGGCGCGCGCTCCGATACGCCCACGCAAGTTCGTCTGCCGTGATGTCATTTGGTGTTTGCATCCATCCCTCCGGCGATGTAGGCCAACTTGAGTGCGGCTGGATACCCGTCCATGTTTGCCGGCGCCCGTCCCAGCTCTCCGTCGCGCCATCCGCGCCTATAAAAGTCCGCCTGGTCTGCGACGCAGAACGCAGCCGGAACTTTGATTTTGTCGAGATCGGTCATCCCATCACCCCCATTTGTTGGCCCCGGTGCATCCCGGCTCGCGGGTTTTGCTTTGGGGGCGAGTTGGTTAAGCATAGAACCGCTAAACATACAATGTCAAGCAAAACTAAACCTGCAACATAATAAAAAGCCGCAGGGGTTTCCTGCGGCTTAATTTAGAGGTGTGTGATGCTGAAAGAGCTTAAGAATTATCTTGGGCGGGATATGGCTGGTTTGTGTGAGTGGGTCGGCAGTCAGTTGGTCAATTATTCTTTAACGCGCATCATGTCGCGCATCGACTTGGTGCAGTATTTATTCCGGCCGCATCGCATCTGGTGAGTGATTGATATTGGCTGCTGCGTCTCCAGACGGCGCAGCCAATGAGGATGGCGCCGGTTTCATTGTTACTTTTGCCTTGGATTTTTCGGCTGATTTTAGTGATTTTTTCAGGAAGTCCTGCGCCTGTTTGGCCTCGTCTCCGTCAACTGTTTCGCGTTTCAGTACGTCGTTTTGCAAGATGCGCACCAGTTGGTCGTTCTCGATCTTGATGTTGCCGCTGACCTTGCGCAGCTCCCTGCGCAGGGATTGCAGCATCGGTTCGCTGGTGAGTAGGGCGGCAATGGAGAATTTGCTGGTGGCTTGTTGCTGCTGGAAGAAGGCGGTCATAGATGATTGTGTGAACCCCTCGCGGCTGAGGTTGCCGAAGCATTCAATGAATTGCGGATTCTTTGCGCTGGCTTGGAGTAGGTCGATTTCGAAAATTAGTGATTTATCGATGGGTTGGCGGAAGTGGATTTTGTATACCTGCCACACCGCGCCATTGGTGAGCACGATCCACTCGATGCCATGGTTCGCCCCGTAGTCGATGGCTTGTTTGACGTGGTTATCTTTTAGCGTTTGCCCGATAGCTTTGGCCTCCAGCAGGAAGCGCACATCGCTACCAACTTTAACAGCCAGATCAACATAGGTTCCGCGAATAGCGAATTCAGTTGTGATCTCGATGTATTTCTTATAACCAAGCAGATCGGCCAACATATCGCCAATAATGACCACGGTATCCGATTCGCTGACATCACGGTCCTTTGCGTCTGAAAGGATGGACTGATACTTCCTGAGCTGCTGAGCCAAGCGGTCGGAGACCTTCTTTGATATTGCCATGTTTCTCCCCTGTGAAATCAAAGCTGAGTTGGATTTGGATTTTAAGGATGTTATTGCTTACCGTTTGTTCCTTCTTCTGGTTCAGCAAGCGAATTCCCTGCCCGATACCAGGCTTGCCTCTCTTTCACGCCAAGGCGTCTGGAGATTTCATCGGCGATGGATGTTTTCCCTGTGTATATCCAGTCGATAGAAAAATCCAGCGTCTTTTGCAATAACAACAACCTGTCTGCTGGTGGGGTGACAAGATTGGTCTCCCATTGAGAGACCATTCCTTTCGACACGCCACACAACTCCCCAAACTTTTCACCGGAGAGATTGTTGTGTTCCCTTAGTTCCTTTAAGCGTGCGCCGATAGTCATTCTCGAATTGTATAGCCGTTCTAAATCAATATGGTTTAGTGACGCTTGACATTGTGTGTTTAGTAGTATTAAACTGCGCTCCATCATGACTATCTCCATAAAAGAAATTGCAGCAAAGGTTGGCGGGGTTGTTTCCTTGTCAACTCAGCTTGGCCTATCACGCGGCGCAGTGTCGCAATGGGAAAAGGTGCCTTTGGATCGTGTTGCTGCAGTGTCAAAGCTCACTGGTATTCCTAGAGAGGATTTGCGCCCAGACATATTTGGCGACTACCCGGAAGAAGAACGAACAAAGGAGGCCGCATGATGCGCGCCTCGATACAGCCTTCCTCCTCCCTGAGCGAAGTCCGCGCGAAAGCGCGGTTGGTGCCATCCGGCCTTGCGGTCGGGTGGCATTTTTTTCTGGTGAGTGTGTTCATAGTTTCACTGTAGGTCTGTAGCTGGTTTCGTTCAATGATTGTCAGGGGGGATTTCAAATAATGGATCAATTGGATATTGCAGTGCATCAGACGGCGCATGATGCGCCGGGCGGATTGCCGGCGCTGGCTCGGCGCATCGGTGTTCGTGAGCAGGTGTTGCGCAATAAAGTGTGCCCGACTACGGAATCGTTCCACCTCAATCTACGCGAGGCGTTGGCGATGATGGATGCGACCGACGATGATCGCATCCTGGCTGTGTTGGCAGAGATGCGCGGCTATATGCTGGAGCGAAAGCAATTGCCGGATGCGGAGAGCATTGTGGCGGCTGTGTTGTCAGCTGATGCAGAGCATGGCGATGTGTCGCGTGAGATTCAGGCGGCGCTGGCAGACGGCAAGATCACCGAGACCGAGCGCGCCGCGATCGCAAAGCAGATACACGATGCGCACCAGGCGCTTGACCGGTTGAACTCTACCGTGCAGCACACACCCCATCGCGCCCACAAAGAAATCCAGTGATGTTCAACCTCCTCTGCGAACATGTAGCGCAGCAGCCAGCGCGCCCAGCGCGTAGCCATAACTCAAGCATTGGCCGCATGGTTGCCCCCATTTCAATCCCCATCCCCCTGCGAAACAAGAAGCGGCTCGGTGGCACACACAGTTGCGCGCCCGTTGCAACAGTTGCAACGGGCCCTTGTGCACCAGGTAAAAGGTACTCCCTGGCCTCATCCCTTGCGGGTAATCCGCACCCCGATGTTTGTCTAGGGTGTGGCTTTCCAAAGTTGGTCAACTCGGCGGGCGGTTCATGCTGACGGTCAAGATCGAAGGAATGGATGCGCTGAAGCGCATGCTGAGCGAGATGGGGCAGAAGCAGGTTCCGTTCGCGGCGGCGCAGGCGATCACCAAGACGGCGAAGTCGGTAGAGAAACGACTGCAGGCAGACATGGCAGACGCGTTCAAGTCGGCCAGCCCGTACACGAAGCGCGCGACGTTCTCGACATCGGCGACGAAGGCAAAGCTGGAAGCAACGATCGGACTGAAAGACCAAAAGCCGTCCAGCGGAACCGCTCCTGCGGTGCTGCTCAAGGAACACTTCACCGGCGGACTGCGCGGGAACAAGCCATACGAGAAGGCCATCATCGCGATGAGTGGAATGCCGTCAGGCTGGCGCGCGATACCTGGTGGTGGAATCAAGAAGGACGCCTACGGCAACCCAAACCGCAAAGAGATCGGCGAGATGCTTGGCGCACTGCGCTCGCGCATGCAGGTGTTCAAGGGGCGCGGCAAGAAGGTCGCGCTGGTTGGTTACTTCATCGTCCCGGTCGGCGCTCAGTCGCACCTTGTTCCAGGCATCTACAAGCGCGTCGCGCGCGGCGCATTGGCCGCGATGTTCATCTTCGTGAAGTCTGCCAACTACCGCAAGGTTCTCGATCTGCAGCACACGGCTGATAAGATTGTGCGCGCCGAGTTTCAGACGAACTTCGATGCCGCCTTCGCCAATGCCATGAGGACGGCGCGATGAACTACACCAACTACGACGACGCCAGGGCGCAACTGCTCGCGCTCGGGCTGATCATCGACAAGCAGCTCGACACCAGCGGCCGCATCCAGCGCTGGCTGGTGGATGGTGAAGACCGCGAGAAGCGCGGGTGGTCGAAGCTGGGGGATTGGACATCACCGAAGGGCAACACCTATCTGGTCGGAGCGTTCGGCGTTTGGCACGGCAACGACGATGGCAAACAAAGGATCGAGTTGCCGAAAGATGACGGCACCGGCAACGGATTAAGCAAGGAGGATTTGGCCGCCATCAAAGCCAAGCAAGCGCTGCTCAACAAGCAGGTCGAGGCAGACCGCGCCGCAGAAGCCAAACGAGCCGCGCGTTGGGCTGCCAATGTGTGGGAGCACTGCGCACCGGCTACCGAGCACGAGTACCTGGCGCGCAAGCAGATCAAGCCGAACGGCGCGCGCATGCTGCAGTCACTGGAAGGCATGACGCTGACCGGGCTGGATGAGGCGAACGAATACCGCATCAGCAGCGCGAAAGGCTCGCTGGTCATCCCCATGCACAACACGCACGCCGAAGTGTGCGGCCTGCAGTTCATCCTGCCAAAGGAACACCCGCGCCGCGTCAAGACCGGGCGCGACAAAGAGTTCTGGCCGAGTGGCATGGCCATGTCCGGCACCTTCGGCCTGATCGGTCACATCAAGCGCAACGGCATCCTGCTGTTTTGCGAGGGATTCGCCACCGGCGCCAGCCTGGCAGACGCCACCGGCCAGACCGTTGCATACGCATTCAGCGCCAACAACCTGATCAAGGCCGCCAAGGCGCTGCGCAAATCCTACCCCGCGCTGCGCATCCTCATCTGCGCCGATGACGACTACCTGACCGAAGGCAACCCCGGCTGCACCGCCGCCTCTCAAGCCGCCTCCGCAATCGATCTTTGCGCCTGGACGAAGCCGAACTTTCTCGCCGACGACGGCACAGATCCGCGCGACGGGAAGAAGCTCACCGACTACAACGACCTCGCCGTGATGACAGGGATTACCCTGACTCTGGCGAACCAGATCAATGCAAAGCTCGACGAGTTGAAATGGAACGAGCGCGCACCAGTAGCCGCGGGAGAAAATCCACAAGGGGGAGGGGATAAGCGCAAGCGCGCGCAATCCGTCATGCTGATGGACGACGCCATCAATCGCTTCATCCCGATCGACGACGGCACCGGCAAGACGCTGTTCGACACCTGGACGAACAAGCTCGCGCTCAAGGACGCCATGCTCTCCGTGCTGCCCGCCGGGGTGCGCTGGGACGACATCAAGCGCGACCCGATGTGGGTGCAGCGGGGCGCGTACTATCTTGATCAGGTCGGGTTCGACCCGTCCGGGAGCGACAAGAACTGCCTGCTCAACACCTGGCAAGGATGGCCGATCGAGCCAAAGCAAGGGCGCTGCGACATGCTGCTGGAAACCATCGAATACCTGTGCAGCGAAGAAGAGAATGGCAAGGAAGTATTCACCTGGATCATGCGGTGGATGGCCTACCCGCTGCAGCACCCGGGCGCCAAAATGTCCAGCGCCGTCATCATGCACGGCCCGCAGGGCACGGGTAAATCCACCGTCTTCCAAACGCTCGCCAAGATATACGGCAACTACGCCACCGTACTCAACCAGCGCGGCCTGGAAGACAAATTCAACAGCGACTGGTCAGACTCCAAACTCTTCATCCTCGCCGAAGAAGTCGTCACACGCGCCGAGATGTGGCACATCAAGAACGAACTCAAAGAGCTCGTCACCGGCGAGTGGATACGCATAAACCCCAAGAACATCGCCGCCTATCGCCAGCGCAACCAACTCAACATCGTCTACCTCTCTAACGACGACCAGCCGCTGCCCATCGAAAACGATGACCGCCGCCACCTCGTGGTCTGGACTCCGCCGCAGGTCGGCGAAGAATTCTACGATTCCCTTTATCTTGAGCTGGACAACGGCGGCGTGCAAGCCTTCTACCACCACCTGATGACACTCGATCTCGGCGACTTCCACCCCAAGAAGCGGCCGCCCATGACCGACGCCAAGCGCAAACTAATCACCCTCAGCAACAGCGGCGAGCGCGAATTCGTCGGTCAATACCTCGAAGGCGACACCGGATTCCCTGTCTGCCCGGTCGAGGTCAAAGACCTTTTCAAAGGGTACATGAGTTGGGTGCGCGAGACCAACGAACGCAACCCCAGATCGCTGCGCCAATTCGGCGGAATGATGACGCGCATGCCCGGATGGCAAAGAAAGCGAACGCAGATCTACATGCCAAACGGAAAACGTGAAGCGGCTTGGGTCTATATCCCGCCAGACGCCGCGCTCATCCAGCACAAAGCCACCATGCCGGGGGACGCCACCGAGACAAAGTGGATCTCTGACAGCATCCAAACCTTCCGCGACGCACTTAATGATCGGGCGAAACCATGACTTCGGCCCTAGTGTTCCGCAAGTGTTCCGCTTGTTCCGTAACTCCAAAAGCCACGCAAGCCAATAAGCGCGGGGGTGTTCTCTGTGTTCCGCTTGTTCCGTGGAAACGCGCCCGCGCGCGCGCGCATAAACAAAGCCGCAGAGTAAATAAATCACCTCTCTCACGCGTACATTTTTTCGCGGAACATACGGAACAAGCAGAACACCCCCGCCGCCATTGGTGTTCAGCGATTTTAACGAAGCGGAACAAGCGGAACACTTGCGGAACACCCATCATGACCGAAAAAACCAAACCCATGCGCCAAGCCATGCCGCTCACCGCCGCCTGGATAGACCAGCTCCGCGAAGCCTTCGGCACCGAGAGCATCAACAACAGCATCCGCCTCGGCATGCAAGGCTTCCCAGACTGGTTTCACGCCACCGAAGGCGAACACGAAGTCGGCACCCCATTCAAACCCGTCACCAACAGCATCAGCCTGGCCGACATGGTCATCCGCACAAAAGCAGAACGCGAACAAGAATCGAAAAGGGGAATCAAATGAAAGTGCAAGACAAGATCGAAATGCTGGCCGTCACCGCGCTTGTGCCTTACGCCCGCAACAGCCGCACCCACTCAAAAGAGCAGATCGCCCAGATCGCGCGCAGCATTCAGGAGTTCGGCTTCACCAACCCGGTGCTGATTGACGGGCAGGGCGGCATTGTGGCTGGCCACGGGCGCGTTTTGGCCGCGCAAAGCATCGGGGTGGGGTCAGTACCATGCCTACGGGTCGATTGGCTGACAGAGGCCCAGAAAAAGGCCTACGTGATCGCGGACAACCAGCTCGCGCTGCAGGCGGGGTGGGATAACGACATCCTGTCTGCCGAAATCAAGGAGCTGCAGCAGGATGGATTCGCGCTGGACTTGCTCGGTTTCAGCAACGAGGACTTGGATTCCATGCTCGGCATCGCCGACGAAGTGTCAGGCAAAGACCCGGAAGATTGTCCACCCCCAGTGACCGACCCGGTCAGCGTGCTGGGTGACGTCTGGAATCTTGGGATGCACCGCCTTATCTGCGGGGATTGCACCACGCCGACCGCGATGGCCGCGCTGATGGATAGCGAGATGGCAGACGTCTGCTGGACTGATCCGCCGTACAACGTCGCCTATGGAGACAAGGCAGAGTTCCTGAATAACGGAGACAACGGACGCACGCAGAGAAACACCTCGCGCATTCTCAACGACGACATGGATGACGCCAGCTTTGCACAGTTTCTCGGCGACTTCTACCGCGCCGCCTTCACTGTGATGAAGCCGGGAGCGGCCATCTACGTCGCCCACGCCGAGACCGAGCGCTCCAACTTCACCCGCGAAATGCTGAACAACGGATTCAAGCTGTCCGGCGTTGTGATCTGGCGCAAGAACACGCTAGTGCTCGGGCGGTCGGATTACCAGTGGATCCACGAGCCGATCCTGTACGGATGGAAGATTGGCGGCGCGCACCGCTGGTTCGGAGGGCGTAAAAAAACCACCATCGAGCACATGGGCGATGGCTCACCGTTCGTCAAGCGTGCAGACGGAAAGTGGGAATTGCACCTGGGGGGGGGCATATTCGTGGTGGAGGGCAAGGCGGAAATCGAGGAGCTGCTGACCTCAGTGATCGTCGAGGACAAGCCAAGGCGCAACGACGTCCATCCAACCATGAAGCCGGTCGCGCTGATCGAGCGCATGCTGCGCAACAGCGCGCAGAGCGGGGACATCGTGCTGGATTGCTTCGGCGGCTCGGGTTCAACGCTCATGGCAGCGGAGCGCCTGCAAATGAAAGCGCGCCTGTCGGAGCTGTCGCCGAACTACGTCGACGTCATCATCCGTCGCTGGCAGGAATACACCGGACAGCGCGCGATTCATGCGGTAACCGGCAAGCACTTCCCTGGGTGAGCTAAACCATGACCGCCGCCACCCAATCAGAATTTGCCGCCATCCTAGGCAAGAACAAGTCCTACGTCACCCGCCTAAAGCAGGCCGGGCGGCTGGTGCTCACGGCGGATGGGTTAGTTGATGTGGAGAAAAGCCAGAACCTCATCGCCATGACCGCCGACCCCAGCCGCGCGGACGCGGTGGCAGCGCGCCAGCCCGAGGCATCCGCGCCGCCGCGCGCGCCGCAGAACGACGCGGTCGGCAACAGCTTCCAACAAGCCAAAGCGGTAAATGAAAAATACAAGGCGCTCACCGCCAAGCTGGAATACGAGCGCGCCAGCGGCAAGCTTGTCGATGCCGAAGAAGCCCGCCTGTTCGCCGCCGACCTGGCTGCCACGTTTCGCGGCTCGCTCGAAGTGCTGCCGGATCGTCTCGCGCCTGAGCTGGTGCCGCTCACCGACACCGAAGCCGTCCGCGCAGTGCTGGTGGAATCGTTCGAGCAGGTGTTGACGGATATTGCGGACAAGATCGCGAAATGGGGGAAAGCGTGATCCGCATTGTTGGTTTTTCCGGGGGAATTGATTCGCAAGCGGCTGCACTGCATGTGCGAAACCGGCACCCGGGCGACGAGATCATTCTGCTCAACTCAAAGGCAGGGAAGAACGAAAGCCCGATAACCGAAGCGTTCATCAACTGGTATTCGGAAAACGTATTCCCTGTGGTACAGGTAATGGGCACTTATGCCGATCTCTGGAAAACGGAGCGGTTTGCAGAGACGAGGGGGTTCAACAGCACAGACGAACTGACCTTCGAGGGAATGATGAAGGTCAAGGGTAGAGCTCCATCACGCAAGGCTCAATTCTGCACTGAGATATTGAAACTGAATCCGCTTCGCCGTTGGGTTGATGAGAATGTATCTGACGACTACGAGAGATACACCGGGCTGCGCCGAGACGAATCGGATGCCAGAAAAAACACGCCTTTCCGCGAGTTCGATAAGTTCTTTGATTGCTATGTAAACCATCCGCTGGCCGACTGGAGCAAGAAGATGTGTTTCGAGTACGTGACAGCGCGCGGCGAGGAATACAACCCACTCTACAAGCTGGGGTTTGGTCGAGTTGGTTGCGCTCCGTGCATCAATAGCGGGAAGGGAGACATCCTGCTTTGGTCGCAACGCTTTCCCGAAGAAATCCAAAAGATACGCGCCTATGAGCGCAACACCGGGCGCACATATTTCGCGCCAATGGTTCCTGGAATGGCGATCAACACTATGGATGATGTGCTGGAATGGTGCACGACTGCGCGCGGTGGTCGCCAACAGGACTTTATCAAGATCGTGGAAGAAAGGCCGAGCTGCGAATCTAAGTTCGGGCTGTGCGAATGAACCCCCCCCTAACCCAATCCACAATGCAAGTCATGTCCGCCGCTGCCGCCCGCGCAGTGCGCCCGCGCGGTCGGCTCACGGTGTCGCAGTGGGCGGACAACCATCGCGTGTTGTCGAGCAAGGGCAGTGGTGAGGTGGGGCGCTGGCGCACGGCGCGCAACCCGATGCTGCGCGAGATCATGGATTGCCTGTCGTTGCACTCGTCCGTGCGCGAGGT